CACTGATTTGCGTAGATTCTCTTTCATCTCAACCGCTTCTGGGTCGTCTGAAAGGGACAATCTAGTATACATGATCCTTTGCTTTTCTAGCAAGGTCTGTAACTTTTCAACGTGTTCCATTTTGGTCTCATTATCCATTCCACCAAAGGTCAGGATACTGCCATAGATTTCTTCCTGAAGATTATTGATTTCAGTCAGTTCGTCTTGGATAATATCAGATTTAAAAAAGTCACTCATTGATTATAGACCGCAAAATCTTACGATAATTGAACACATCAATATTTATGAACGGGGAATACTTTTTTAATTTTAAACTTACGGATTCCCACACTGGGTCCAAAAGTTTCTTATCGAAAGTATTCCCGAACAGGAATATTTTATCATATATCACCAGGGTTTCTAGGGAAATTTTCCCGCCCAGGAACATTTTTAGAACGGGTGGATGACCTTTCGAACAGTCGAAAACACTCTCTAATTCGTTCTCCGAGAACAATTCGCTGCTTTGTTCTTTGAACAAGTAGGTCAAACTCTGTTGTCGTTTCGTCCATTCGGCGTAGTTTCTTTCGCCAGAATTGATAATTTCGCCAATCCATAGGTTTTGCGGGTTGTCGGTGGCAGTGAAATTAGATACAAGAAAATCTACGACTTCCTTATCAGAATACTTGCGACTTGTCTTCTCGAACCAATATTTATCCTTTCTTTTGTTGAAAGAAGTAATACTAGCACGGGTCTTCGCACCATACTTAAAGAAATCGTATTTTGGATTTGTAAAATGATTCTTTAATGAGAGATAATGTTGGTAGGTTTCAAAGGGGCTCACTTTCAGCATCGACTAAATCAAGATCTTCAATACAATCAACAGAAACTTCATGCTCGGCAATACGATACCAATGTTTCATAATTCCTAGAGTATCTTCATATTCACCAAGATACTCCAAGTCGTCACATTTATTTTCACGCAACCATGCTTGTAGGCGATGGTGCATTAATTCATCACGGGAAATCATAGCGGCAGTTTTGCCCTAGAAGTTCTCTTCATAAAGTTAAGTCTTGTTGCATCCCACTTAAGTTTTTCCTTGAGTGGTTTTGAGACAAGCTTTGTTATAGAGTCTACCTCAAGATTATTGATTTCGCAATAATGGCAAATAGCATCAATATAGTTAAAGTTTTCTTCAGCAACAATTTTCTCAATTTCTAGGGCAAACCTAGAAGGAGTTAAGAATTTACTTTCTATTGCTTGTTCTAGTTCTTTATTCTGTTCCATAGAGTTCCAGTTTATCTCTAACAAACTTTCTAATGTATTGGGTGAGTAGTTTAATGTACTTTGATTTGTCTCGTTCTTCATAGACGACGCATTCTCCATTTTCACAAGCCATGATGATTACAAGTTTTTTGACTGAGATACCAGTCAGTTCGTACAGCATACAACCATATGCCATGCACTGTACAAAATAGTGTTCGATCCACTCGCGTGGTTTTGGTTTTTTAGATGTCTTAAAATCGATTATTGCTAGTTCGCCGTCGTATTCAGCGATACAGTCAACTGTACCAGCAATACCCAGTTGCTTACTATATAGGGAACCTTCTAAGGCGTAAATATTATTTATACGTTTTAGGTCTGATTTTGAGATCTTAAAGAGAAAATCAGAAATCGGTTGCACTTTTGGTAGGTCTTCATTCTTCAGATGATGTTCTACCAGAGTGTGCATATCTGTACCACGACTTGTTGCTGCTTTTGTGATACGATCTGCTTCTTCATCGCCAACTTTCTTACGCCAGTTGACGAAAATCTCCTTATTAAAATGACTGGTCACCGAAGTGATGGAGACCAGTCGGAGAAGTTCTTCGTCATCAGGTACTTTATAATAACGGACCCCATCAATAGTCTCTCTTTCAAGAGATGGGAGGTCAATATCAACATGATTAAACATTAAAAACCTGCTTCCATTTTTGCTAGAATATATTCTTTGACAAGTCCAGAACGGACAATATCATCAACTCCAAACTCAATCATATCAAAAGATGGCATTTTACGCAATACCGTCATAAAATCAACGATACCATTACGCTCATTCGTTTTCTGCAAATCAGATTGCATAGCATCACCACAGAAACAGATCTTTGTATTTTCACCAACACGGGTGATAATACTATCAAGTTCGTGGAAGTTGAGATTTTGGAATTCGTCTACAATTACAATTGCATTATCAAGAGTAGTTCCACGAAGGAATGAAGTGGACCAGAACTTAATAGTTTCTTGTGATTTGAGATTACCATAAAGCATCTCAAAGTCGGCATCAGAAGGCATTTGGAACATATACTTCACCATATTCTTATAAGGAATCTGGTAGATGTCTGCCTTATCTTCATGCGAACCAGGAAGGAAACCAATCTCTCTAGTTGCTACAAGAGAGCGTACAAGGTAGATACGCTCATAAGGAGTTCTTTCGTCTAAAACATCACAAAGGGCATTGTAGAGGGTAATAAAGGTCTTTCCAGTACCTGCACACCCATAAGCAGCGATGTGTTTTCCCTCTTTATATGAATCAAAGAGTCTTTGTTGATTTTCTGTAAGTGGATCAATTTCTACTAGGTACTCAGAACTGAGCGGTTTTTTCCGCTTCATCTGCTTTGCCGTGAGTCCAACCCCGATAGGTTGCTCTGCAGATGCTCTCTTTCTTCTTGCCATTAGATTTTCTTTACTTTAGAACCAGGTGCTTTTGATGCTTTGTGAAGTACGTCATTCCAACCAGGATTTTTGGCGACGAGTTTATCTCGCCATTCGCCAACTTCTCCAGGTTGAGGGCAGGTTGATGGGTCAGACCAATCCCGAATCCAATCAGGATTGTCTTGTTTCCATTGATCCCAATCGTGGACGCTAAGAACAACTTCTTTTTGCTCTCCAGTTTTTGTATTCACTACGGGGTACGATGCCATTGTTATAATTTCAAGATAATTTATTTAGACCCACTCCAGTGCTTCTGCAACTGTGGGGAACTGCTCAGCAAAGATCTTCTTACATGCCTCTGCGATTTCCATGTGCTCCTTCTGGGTTCCATTAGCAGAACGCAGTTGGATGTAGTGAATCCAGGATCGGCAAGATCCCGACATGTACAAGCGAGTAGGAGTTGCCAGAGGAAGCACAAAGCGAGCACATTCCTTTGCAACACCGTTATCAAGCAGATGCTGATACAGACTCATACCTTGAGCAAAGTAGGTTTCAATCTGCTTGTTAGTTAATTCTACAAACTCAGGATCCAGGTCGTCAATAGAATTTTGACGATTCTTGGTGTCTTGACGGCGAAGCTCTGGGACTGGGATCGTCTCTGCGAGTAGGGAAGAATCAGCATAACGTTGTGAAAATTCTTGATATGTGAAACTACGATGACGCAAAATTTGAGCTGCCAGACCACGAGTAGTCTCAATTTCCAGAGTCATAAAACTCTGCTCAAACACAGACCAGTGGTTGTGCTTAATACAATAACCCAACAGTTTTGCATAGTTGGGGTTTTCCTGATTATTAGGATTCGACACTCTGGCAACATATGCCATTGTCTGCTCCGCATCGGGAGTCACACTAACCAATTTTACACTCATTCTCCAAATCCTTTTGATGTTTTCTTTTCAATAATTGCGAGTTGTTCTTTCAATTCACGAAGTTGTGCCTTCATCTCTCGAATCTTGTCGTCTGTATAGAGATGGTCTTGCTTGATTAAACGCTCAAGCAACTTGATAAGTTTTTTAGATCTACTAACCATTAGTCTGGGTATCCATCATCGTCATCAAAGATTTCATCGTAATCGTGTAGTGTCGGGTCTCTCTGATACTTCAGATAACTCTGAGTATCAGAATACACTTCTGCTTTCAGAGAATCAACCAACAGTTCAAGATTACGGACAATCAGTTTTAGTTTTTCTTTGTCCATAGAATAGATTTCTCTCTGTCTATTCTACACAAAAAAAGAGGGTTCGTCAAGAACCCTCTGTATCTTATTTACTTAGCAACTTGACCTCTGCATAGATTAGAAGCATAAATGCCGCAGAAAATGCAGTGAATGAACCTACTATTCCTGCAATCATTTTATTTTACCAAAGTACGGGATACTTTGATGCCACGATACATGAGAGCGAAGTTCTCCTGTTCACGAACACGCTTTGCTTCGGCAAGAACCTCAGCATTGTGTTGTTCGCTGTCATACTTGTTGCCACGATAGGTAACTTGGGACATGGTTTTACTCCAAAGAAATGAGATGGTTAAATCCCGTTCCTTCGGGCGGCGTTTGCGTTCGCTATTTGCGAATAGCGAATGAACGATCCGTTCCGCGTCGTCCTACTTGCGTCCTATTCTTCTACCTCTGGGAAACAGGCAGGATCAGTCC